GTCCTCACCTGCGAGTATCTTCTTTAGAGAATGATACAAGCTCCTATCATGAAACAAGGATAGGCCGTGTTCCCATTAATTTCCATCAGCCGGTTTTAACGGCGATAGCTGGTAATAGGAGACCCAGCGTCGTTGTAAGTTAACGCAATGACGAATTGCGTACACGCCGGCCACAAACTCTTGGCCACGGGTTAACTGCTTGCGCAGTAGCTCACTTCTGTCTAAAGGACGAGTAATATCCCGTCCAACGATGGTGTTGACTAAGTATTCATAAGTCTGAATTTTCTTATTCCAACGCCGTGGTATCCGTCCCGCATTGAGTTCTGCGAAATCAGCAGACATGCGAACAGACGAAAAACCCATGATAGAAGCACCCGGCCCAGTTATTGGGATGTACCCGTAGACTCGCTGAAGGTTTTTTTTCAGCTTGTCGGCTAGACCGTAGTACGCTTTCTCGTTGAACGAGTTTACATACGCGATGTATGCAGCGTACCCCTCAGCATGATTGGGAGATACAGGAGGAATCTTCTTAACTTTTGTACAAGTTATATCGACCCCAGCGTAGGCATCACACCCACAGGACTCTCTAAAAAATCCTTGGGTACATGACTTTTCCAGATTGAACAAAAGTTTAAATTCCGGAAAAATCTGTAATAAGGGCACATGGTTCCATGCTCTTACCACGATGTCATCTCCATAAACAAAAACATCCTTCGCCACCTTGTTTGCAGTGGCTCCAGTGTCTCTGGAAATTGCAGCAACCCCGAGTGCCCAAAAAGTCAGGGCCTCAATTGGGAAACATAAAGCAGAACCCATAGGTGCGAACTTTCTCATCAGATGTTCTTTGCCATTTGGCAATTCTGTTGATCTAGTCCGAGTACCAAGGAGGTGCTTTAAAAACGGCGTGTCACGGAACAATTCCTTGACTAGCCATATTGACACACGGTCTGACGCTTGCTTCATATCCAGAGTCACGATTGATTTCTGACCCGGAATAGAACCTTGCAAGGCCAATCGTCGGTTAACAGTTTGGTCATGAAAATTCACTTGCCCTTTTGTATACTTGTGTTTTTCAACATGTTCTACGATGGCGCGTGATAAACCTTGCTGAATCCACTGATATTCTAGTGGTTCCTCTGATATTAACCTTGGCCCTCTCGAGTCTTTCGGCACTAGCACCACTTTTGCTTTGCCCCAGGGCATTCGCAATAAATTGTGGTACTTAGACGAAGCGCTCAAGAGGTCAGCCACATTAGAAAAGTAGTATCGATAATAGGGGTAGACTTGATGGATTGTATTGTACAATCGTTTAAAGTCCATCTTTTCATGATTTTTCTCTCCTGTTGCAACTGAACCCGGTCCGTGACGCGGCTTTATGTCCGATGGATCGAAGCCTACAAACAAATCACGTAACAAGTTTCGAGCTAAGCACAGTACTTCTTCTGCTTGTTGGGAAAGCTCGGGCTTATTCCACCCTAACGATTCGTCGACCTCTACAAAATTCTGCAGAAAATCGTCAACAGTTTCTGTACTGTATTCGCATTCGATTTTAAAAGTCAGGTAAGTTAACTGTCTTATATCTGAGATCGCACAGAGGTCCGGATCACTCCGAAGTGTACCTTCATCTTCGAAAACTAAGCTTAGCAGAACCCGGAAACACGCGGGGAATGCACAGCCCTTGGATTTTTTAAATCCAGGTACTGGTGTAAGCTTGCCAGTCTGCAAGGCAGAATCAACCGCCTTGCCGATTTTTGGCAAAGTTTTCGTCAAAAAGGACACACCTTCGTGCGCGACTCGCTCTTCTATAACAGAGAAGTCTCGCTCGAAGTTTTTCTTTTCTCCATGCATACGAACCATATCCGTTGTTATTAAGGCCCTGTACATTTCTAAAAGTTCAGAAGCGTCCAGAGTGCGGCTTTTAAAGGAACCCAAGGGTCACCTTCCGGGCCACACGTCAAAATTGCACTTAATAACAATACCGCCACGAGAAAAAGTATCCTTTTAGAATACCTCCTCCAGAAGCAGCGTAATTTAAGGCTCACCGTTAAGGAGTTTCGTAACATTTGCTTCCTCCGCTAGAAAAGACCCTAGTTGGTGAATCAAATCACGAACCATACTCTTGGTGATAATCAGACTGCGTGGCACGGTCATAACTGTGTACACAGACGTCTGGGCTACTTCCACTGATTCAACATCGGGACTCTTCTCAGTCAAATCGAGACGAACCAGATGTCGGTCAATAGAATTAGTGCCTTTCCCTGAAACCTCATGAGAAATCGTGAGAGTCGCGGGAGTTCCCAAACCTCGAGATGCATCCTTCCGAACAGACTTACCGTTTAGGAGAGAGATCTCTGAGTATGTATGCGGGGTGTTGTCCAATCCCTGCATAATTACATCGGGTGAAAATGACATGTGACCTTCCTTAGTTTAAAGGTTATGTAGATATTTTCACATCTACGGAATTAAAGACACGCGAACGTGCCGTTCGTGGACCACTCGTCATGTTAAGACCCAAGAAGGGCCGCTGACAAGGCGATTTGCTTCACACCATAACGGCCCGTACCCATAAAGCCGAACTTTGTGTCCGGAATACAACGGATACGCTTATAGAGTCTGCAATCATGGACTCCAAAGTTATGCCAATGCGTTCCCCAATTCTTCAAATACCAGTCATCGTTGATATTTGCCGTGTAACTGTGGCAAAAATCGATGACATGTACTACAGAATTAAGGGCATCAGTATCAAACTGGCCTAGGTAATCACCGACATTTAAGAACCAGTCGATGAGAAACGAGTAGGGAATTGCTTCCCATATAACTGCCATTCCAAATTTAAGCCCGAAAACATCCATTACAGCCCGAAGCTTATCAAAGCCTTGGTCAATACCTTCGATGCTATAGGTAAATTTCATGGTCGCGTTGTACACGCGATTAGAAATTGTCCTTTTGCAGAGAAGTTCCGTATGGGGTGCGTTCGGCGTGCCAGGATATCGTTGTTCTGTGATATCTGGCAAGATCTTTTGGAAATGCCTAACCTGCTGTGACCCAGAGCGAGACTTGTAATCCCGTAGAAGCTTTTCAAAGCTAACACAAGATTCATAAATCGCTTTAAAATCACTGATGGTCGGCATCCACCCGAAGCTGTAGTTGAGAAAGTCACCGCTGATACCTTTTCTAAATTTCCTAAGAGAAGTTAAATCGAAATCCTTAAAGATATCCTTAAGGTCCGAAAACTCTCGAAGTTCAAGCAGAAAATTTGTCATTGATAAACTATTGCTCAATGAAGGCTTCATGGCAGAAAATGCCTCCCCCGAAAAGTTAGGGGGTGGATCGGAAACCACGTTTCCAAATCCTAAGTCAACGTGCGAATATATGTAGTTCATATCCGCAGAACATGTATGACCATTTGGCTGTGTTGTAAATTGAACATAGCCAGGATAATTGGTATACTGTGTTTTTACGTGACTGCAGTTGCCATACCTGCGATGCCCGGTAAGTTCGTCCGACATACACTCAAAAAACCGAGGTACGTTAGGCGTCCGAGTCCAGGTGCCAAGGGTAGCAGGGTCATGGAACAACCTCTCCACACTACCACTTAAAGGCTCGTGGGTCGTGGTTCGCTTTTTTATAGGCATGGGTTCTCCTCATTGAAAAGAAATTGGAAGAAAACTTCCAGGAAGGGGACATTCCCC